AGAGCCAGAGTGTTTACTAATTGTGTTCCTTCAGAGTCAAATAACTTGAATGCCAAACGTAATGGATCTATACCACGAGTTTTTGCATTTTCAAAAGCATCTGCCAAAGCAAGCATCTGCTGATCGAGCGGCAATCTAACAAGCTGACTTGCGTCTATTCTTAATTCACGCAAAGCACCTTTAGCTTCGCCTGTGCCGTTAGCGGCCTCTGACGCTCTACGGCTAAACCGCTGAAGCGCCATATTCATCGTGTTAACTTCAACGCCTGTAAGTTTGCCTGCGTATTGCAGAGCGCTTAGGGCTTCGGTGGTGGTGCCTATTTTACTAGCGGTTTTGGCTAGGGCATCAGTGGCATTGAGTGATTGCTTTATCAATAAACCAAATCCACCGACGCCAGCAACGCCTAGGATTGCGGTTTTGAAATTAAAAAACGTGCGAGTTAAAGCCTTGAATAGCCCTTGCATCTTACGCAAAGCGGCAGACGCGAGATCCAAAACCTTTATCTGAATCCCTATTTGTTCATTTCTGGCCATCAGCTTGCTCGCTCATCAGTTGGAAGTAAGCGAGCCACTCGTGGAACTCAGTAACCGATATTTGCTCGACTTCTTCTATCGTCTTATGTAACCGATCAGCCAAGGCAATTAGGTTCATCCTCGACTGATCGGCCTTCAGTTTTTTGCCAAGTCCTCCACAGACTCGATCGTGCCAAACATCTGGTTAGCGATTTCGGAAACAATCGTTGTCTCCTCGCCCATTAGATCAATGCGATCCTCGGCAGAGTTAAACAGCTTTTCGCCGTCCTGTGACTCTGCTTTCATCACGATCAGATCAACCATGCTCGCGATGCTTGGATTCTGCAAAACAGTCGGATGCTTGCGTTGCAGTTCATTCAAGTCATAACAGGTAATAGGCCGACAGAACAGGACAAACGGCCCCTGATCGTCAGCCCATTCTGCTACCTCGATCTTACGACGCGACGACTTGCGACGCGCTCGTAGCTCCTTGGCAAGGCCCATTAGTTAGTGGACTCAGTTACCGCGCCAGAAACCTGCACAGAGAATGACGCCTCTACCATGCCGTCAAACGATGCAGTGATTGTCTTAGCAGTGACAACACCACCACCTTCGTAATACTTCTCGCCTGCGCCTGTGCCAGTAGGGTGGATTTCCCAGTCGATGTCGGTGCCTTCGTCTAGCACAAGCTGTTGAGCATCGCCGTCATCCCAGTAGCACTCTACAGAAAGAGTCGCGCTAGTGAGGCTTGGCAGGTAAGTACGTGCAGTGTCACCCATTACGGTGTCTTCTACAGTGTCAGCAGTCGTGTCGATAGAGTATGAACGTACTTCGCCAACCACTGCGACTGATCCGCCTGATGCGGCAATCTTTACGACACCGCTAGAGCCTTTGTTTGTAGCCATTTGTTTCTCCTATTACGCGTCGCCGCGTGTATATTGATAGATAACTCGAACGGTGACGATCACGCCGCCAATGGGATCTATTGTACCATCATCCACCTCTACACTAATAACCTGTGTATCAATGGCGTGGCCACCTCGCGTTCTGTCGATGTCCAGCCTTTCGTCGATAGCTTCCACTAACTGGTTACGGGCCGTGTCGATGTTCTTGTGCTTGACGAAGCAAACTAGCTCATAGTCCACCGTAGACATACGGCTAGACATACTGCCGCCAATAGATGAGTCCTCGCGCGTCTCGTTAGCTGTTCTTACGAGGATCGCGGGAAACTGTGCGTTAGATAGCTTGTCGAAATCGAACGGTTCACGCGTCACTTTTTTGACGTTAGGCGTGGTTATTGCCTGCAACTGCGTCACCAGATTGGCCGCTACATTTTCTCTAACACTCATTTAGTAAGCCTCTTAAAGTAAACATCAGCAACCTTGCTTTGCTCTCTATTGTTCATTGCCGCTTTTTTGCTATTTTCACCACCTCTAAAAAATACCAGCCTGCTCCAATGAGTTAGCTTTTTAGCTCGCATTGAATTCAACATTCGGCCCGTAAATTGTAAATCCACTGGATAAGGGTTTCTTCCTTTCTCTACCCTGTAATCAGCATATTTTTTGCTGTAACGCTTAAAGCGATTGCCATTGATGTCAAAGCCGTTTGTCGTTCTGTTGTCGATCATTTCGATCGCAGATAGCGCCGCCGCATCAAGAGCCTTTGCGTGATTGTTGCGGATAAACCGTGTGGCTCGCTTCAAAGTAGTAGCGAAATCGGCAGGACGAAAACGAATTACAACTTTCATTATCTATCGAGCCGATTCAGTGCGATGACTTCTTTTTCTTTGTCGGTGACTGTGCCGTCGTTGTCTGCGTCGTATTCCACGCCGTCAGCAAAGATTGCATCGAGTTCCTCACCATAGCGCACCTTGTAGAAGTCAATCATGCGTAGGAATCTGTCATCGTCTACCCAGTTGGTTAGCTGAGGTAGTGCGTACTTCCAAAGAACAAGGTATGCCGCCGCTCGCGTCCACTGCGAGTCGGTTAAATAGGATGCGTCCATCTCGCCTTTGATACCCTTACGGTGCCACCAGCGATTACGGATTTCGCGTTCGATATCAGCCTGCGCTCTCGCGTGTTCATCGGCAAAGGTGTCGATGCCAAACTCTAAGATATCAGGGATGAGATCGGTTAAATCGGTGTCTACAGAAAATGCCATTTGCTCACCACTTCACACGGGCCGCCCAATAGATGGGATCGAATATAGTTGCGTTTTTAAGGTTATCGCCATGACGTGCATACCATGCTTTACGCATTGCCTTACTGCGCTCTGACTCGCCATCTCGTGGCGGGTATGTCTTAGCGCCTTGTGCGCCGAACCTTACGATCTTTATGGTGTCGCCTTTCTTGGCTAGCACTGCATGAGATTTAGCAGGGTGATTACGTGTGCGCTTTGGCACGTTGTAATCCTCAAATCTTTCGCCTCTGTATACGACTGCCATAGAAACCTCAAAAGGAAACGGCCCCGAAGGGCCGTGTAAGCCTTAGAGTGCCGCGTCGAATAGCAACTCAACACCGTAGTCGTCATCAAGCTCGCCAACGCCGTAGATGGCAGTAGCGTTAAGCTCGAAGGCACGGAGTGATGCGTCACGCTGTGTCTCAAGGTTGAAGTCACGCTTCATAGCGATAGCAAGTGCCTCAGGAACGAAGACTGCGCCTTTTGCATCATCCGATCCATTAATAGACACGTTGCTAGACTCGTAGATGTCGATGCCGCCGATCTGGCCAACGTATGCGTTACGCATTGCGTCATTTTGAAGATCGCCACCGTTAGGGTTAACAAACGTGTTAGTGAGGTTAGCTTTCAACTGGTAAGCGTGATATGGGTGTACCACAGCCGCCATCTGTCCACGCGCCTTGTTAGTCTTGAGAGTCGCCGCCGCTTTCATCAAGTCAGCAACAGTGATCTCAGTGCCTGCACCACCCAAAGATGTAGAGAAGCCGTCGAACAATGCGATCAGATCAGTGTCGATCTTAGTAGCGATTGCGTTACCCAATACAGTACCAAGCTCTTCAGCAGGGTTGCCAGCACCCATTGCCGCAAGATCAGTCAAGATAACCTGCGCGCCAACTTCAGAGACGGTGATTGTCTGCGAAGTAGTAGACACAGTTGTTGATGACATATCAGTGCCTTCAGTCAATGCACCTGCGGTGATTGCTGGGTACTTAGGCACCTGTACAGTTTTGCCTGCAACTTCGCCGATGTCGTAGCGAGTAACGAGGCCAAGCATGAGTGATTCTTCTTCAGCGGTAAAACGTGCCTGAAGGATGATATTGGCGAACAGATCGTCCAATGTTGTTGAAGTAGTAGCCGCCATGGTTGAAGTCTCCTATAAGTTAGCGGTTTGCTTTTTGCGCTAGCTTCCATTCACGAAAAGCGGCTTTTCCGCCTTTATCGTAGTTGGCTAGCATGTCAGCCGCCGACATAGGTTTCGGCGTAGTACCTCCAGCCGCTCCCATTGATCCAGCGCCGCCTTGCGATGCCTTCACGAAATGTGGGTTAGCTGTTAGGAAATCCTTAACAAGCTCATCGACTGTTAGCAATTCTCCGCTGTCGTTGTACCGTGGCGTCCCGTTAGCGTCGTAAACCTCTACTGAGCCATCTTCAGATAGCTTAACGGAGCCTTTCAGCAACTGACTAACTTGCTCTGCTGATACAGCACTATGTCTGCTTGCCGCCGACAGTAACGCGCCATCAACCAATGTGGCTTCTAGGCGTTGCTTGTACGACTGTATTTCCTGATCTTTCTTTTCGACAGTTGTACGCAAGATAGATTCAAACTCGCCGCGATCCTTCTGTTGCTCTAACTCAGCTTGTTGCCTTTCGGCCAACAGTTGGCGCACCTCGTTTACGTCGATGTCCTCGTACTTCTTCTCGACTTGCCGCTTAGTGCGGGCAATCCGATCGGAGACGATTCGATCTAGCTCTTCCTGTGTAAACGTCTTTACTTCCTGAGTTTCTTGCTCTTCAGCTACGGCCTCAGTCACCGCATCAACCATGATTTCATCGCTCATGTAACGTATCCTCTTACGAGTAGGGTTAATTGTATCAAATTAGCGTGATTTGCGCTTTTTCTTCTTTTTGTCTTTCTTGTGGTACGGCATAGCGTCCTCTTAGAAAACGGGCCTAAATCGGTGTCTGCAATTATACCCGCCTGCAACTACAAACGGACTGCCTGATCGTTTACCGCTCCACTCGCCGCTCCAAGCCTCTTGTATCTCAGCGATCGTTAATGTCTTGCCGACATACTCGTCACAGTGTGGACGCGTCTTGCTGTCGTTAGGGCCATAATACTTGAAGCGCTCTGCACCTGCCTCTAACGACATATTCATCGTGATTGATCTGTCGAAATCCATCAACCCGTCATGTAGTGCTACCTGTGCGTATCGCCCTAGATCAGCGTCTACACTGTTACGGATTTGCGCCACACTATCGGCAAAGCTCGCGCCCGTCAGCGTATTTTTATACACCTGCGTAGCTACCTCTTCAATGAACTCTTCCCCCAGTGCCTCGAAGCCGTTGAACGTAAGCTGTTGCAGTTGCCGAACGACTGCGCTGTCTAGCTGTGCGAATGCCGTGTAGTTGCCCAGCATCGCCTGTGCCTCTGCCGCCACGGTTGCGTACTCTCTCAATATGTCGTCGATCTCTGTGAGATACTTTTCGCGTACAAGCCCTGCAAGCTCTGTCCTAGCATTGACTGCCCACTCTAAGTCGAACAGTTGCCCGTCACGCAACGGCGCACCCGACATCAGTTGGATGATCTCTTGATCTAACTCTGCAAGCGCCTGCGCCAGTCTACGCTGGTGACGCTCTGCCCGCGCAATGACTGCACGAGCGTGATCCGTATCAGCCGCCATTCTCTACGACTTCAGTAAATTGCCCAACTGCTCTTTGTGTGCTGTCAATTTCTTCGTGTGCCGATGCGAGTAGCTCGTCATCAAGAATCAAGTCTGCGATCTGCTTATCAATCGCCTTAGCAAATACGTCAGAGCGAACGCCAGACGCTTTAGCCTGCTGTAGGAATCGAAGCTCTGATTCGTAGTCGCGGATATCAAAGGAATCAGGGTAGCTAATCTCTACCTCGTGGGGATCATGCCCCTGCCACAGGCAATAGAACATCCACAACTGCTCTTCTGCTAGTTCAAGGATATCGGCCTTCTCTGACAGCTTGGCGTTAAGCATTTGAAATTCAGTTTGCATAGCCACGCCTGATTGCGTGATCGCCTCAGTGCCGCGAACAGCGCCCATGTGTGCCATGCGGTTGATCGCTTCGATCTTGTCAGTAATAGAGGCGCGAATGGCATCAAGGTTAGCGCCAGAAGGTTGTAGCTGGTACGGCTTTAACCCTGCGTCGCTGTCCTCAGAGATATTGATTACCGCACCCGCGCCTGCGCTTGCGTCTGTCTCGTATGTCTTCACCAGCGTTGGGTGATTAGATATGCGGATAAGCTGTTCGATCTCTGATAGCTCTTGGTAAATAGCCTGTTGCATGTAAGCAATGTCGCTAATGTCACTGATACCCATGCCGCGAACAATCGAGCGGTTAGCGGGTAAGCTCACAGCGGGAATTTTGCCGATGGGGTTGTCGATTTCTTCTAGCAATGCGGCATCTGCACCGTCGTAGCGGATCAATCGGATTCTGTCTTTGTACCACTCGCGGAAGTGCGTCACCGTCGTCGTGCCATCTACGCGATCAACAGACTCACGAACTTTTAAGTAGACAAGCTCATGGCGTCCACTAGGCTGTCGCTCCCATCGCCAATCGTAGACGTTCTCGGGCGTGATAAGTGTGACATAGGGCCGAATCTCTTGCGCCATTTCTTCAGCGCGTGTGCCTGCGTTTGATTGCGGCTTATCAAGCATTAGCCAAACGTGTCCGTAGACACTGCTCCAGATTTGCGCCTCGCGCATGAAACTATTGAAGTTCTGGCCGTCTAGGTTTGCGTCTTTAATGAACGCCTCCAGATCGACACTGCCCTCCATGCCCGCAAAGTTACGAGTCGGCGGTACGCGCCACAGGAATGACGAATAAACGTGGACGACGTTGCGGCAATGGTTATCGAGCGGGGTGAGAGCAAGCCTGCGGGTATAGGCGTTCTTATCCTCGTTAAGGTAGCTAGTCAGGTAAGAGCCATCGCGGTAATCCTCGCCGCCCATATAGCTTCTAACGTAGAACTCCCAGCGATGTACGTTATTCTCGTAATCGGGATGCTGGTACTCAATATCGTGGTTGTAGATCATGTCCACCTCTGCGGCTGTACAGGTGTATGCGCCTTTTTGATTGGGAATAAGTAATCAACCGCATAGCCCAGTGCGTCGTTCATGTGATCGAATCCGTCCTTTTCGGGCTGGCTAGTGCCTTCCTTGTATGTGTGACGTTCCAAGCTCTCAATCACCTTTTTGCACTTAGGATCAACGTACAAACGCCGCTTGCCATCGCTACTGCACAAACGTGCGTTTACCGCATTAATGCGATCCCTGATCTGACTATGGGCTGTCTTGGCGCGTACCTCGAAGCCCGCATTCTGCAAAATAGACAGATCAGTCCTGCCGCCTGCGCTTGTCTTGCGCTGACGACTAGCAGGATCGGGGTATATTGTAACACGCGACTGCCTACCATACCTCTGCCGTATCTCGTCAACCATCTCATCGGTATTAGAGCCAAACAAAACGATTTCATCGAAGACGTGCAGAGTGTCGCCGCGTCGTGTCATCAGGACGGCAGACATGGGATCAATGTTGAAGTCCATGCCTACGTGTATGACGCCGATATCGTCGGTATGTCGCGTAACAGACTCTTCTCTTTTAAATCCGTAGTAGATGATTCCGCTGTAGTTAACGAATTTGGCTTCGTATTCTTGCTGGAAGGTTCGTTCGTCCAAGTCCGCTTTAGCTGACTCAATTTCTGACGGTGGGACATTTCCGCCTTCAATCGTTGTGTATTGATATGCACTCCACCCGTCATCGCCGTCTACTCCTTTGGTATACAGATCGTAAAAATGGTTCCTGCCTTTGGGCGTCCCAATGAATAACGCCGCACCCTGATTTTGTCTGCCTGAGAGGGATGGCCGTATTACCTCGTACCATGCCTCCTTACGCATATCGGCGAACTCATCCAGCACCACGAAGTCTACAGCGCGTCCTCGTAGATTATCGGGCTTCTCTGCGCCTTTGAGCGATATGCTTGAGCCGTTACGCAATACGATAGTCAGCGCCGTCTCATTCGTGCGCTCGATGTACTCAGGCGGTATCTGTTGCGTGAGCATATCCCATGCGATCTCTTTCGCCGCCTTGTAGGTAGGGGCCACATACCAGACGTTCTGATCTGGCTGTGCTAGTGCGCGGTTAAGTAGCTCTGCTGTGCTTAGAAACGTCTTACCGAAACGTCTGCCAGCGACGACAACACGGAAGCGATCAGGACACCGAAAAATATCAGACTGCGGTGGAGTCAGTTGCATTAGTCAGCTTGATGACGACAGGCGGCAGATCAGCAATCTCTGCGTGTTCCTCTTTCATATCAGGTAGATATTTAGTCAATAAACGTAGCCGTTGCTCGTTGGCTACCTTGTATTTTTGGAGGCTCTTTGCGAAGTTGGAATTCGACACGTCCAGCTTCTCGATTTCCTCAATGTTATCAATGATTTGCTTGACGCTGTTCCGCTCAGAGATAAACACTCTAAGCTCGTCTTGATTTACTGCTCTAACTTTCTGCGCTCTAGTTTTTGCCATAGTCAAAAGGTGACGGTATACCTTCGGCCCAGTAGAGGCCATGTGTTTGCCCGTCTCTCACTTCTCCGCGTTTAATGTCTTGGTGTGACATGGGGTATGTCTCTACCGCGCCGTCATCGAATGCGACTAGATAGCTACCTTCGTTCCTTGGCATACTGCCCTGTTCTACGGGCCGCCAATCTATTGTTACCGTTTGCAACATATAGTGTCCCCCACGGCATATTATACTACATCTGCTAATCGCGTATAAAAAAGCCCGCACTAGGCGGGCAATGGGTTTCTCACACCATCGTGCTACGGACTGTAGCGGACGATTTCTAGGGGTGGTTCATTGTTGGTTCGTAGCTTCACCACCCTGTAATCACTTAAAACTGCCATGTCCTCTTCATGGCGATTTGCCATTGTTTGTGCGGCTTGCAA